ACACCATTGCCAACAATGCCAAGGCTACTGCGCCGTAATCAAAGTATTGGTTCACAATACACCCCAACTGGTACTAATACTTTGCCCTGCTCGGTATGAACACTCAAATAATTGATATTTGGGTGCATCTTGGCATAAATACATTGCTTGGACTGCTGAACCACTTCGTTGTTATCCATCGCTTCTACGCCTTTGAAATTAAGCAATGGGTACACTTTTGGCGGCAGGGATTCTTGTTTGACCTGGCTTGCACAACCAGTCATTAAAATAAATGCTAATAGTATTAATTTTTTCATTTGATTGCCTTTAAGATTCGTTGATTTCGACCACTTGAACTAGGTTTACGTAACCCAGTATCCATTACATAACCCTTCCTAATTAAAGGTGCTATTCGAGGAGTTAAACTATTTTGACGGTACATATAAAGAATGTTTTCTACTTCTTCCATAATGCAACCATCAGGAAATTGTTTAATTGTTTGATAAACAATATGTTCTAGTTCGTTTGTTTTAATTGACTTCGCAGATTGTTTAGAAGTGTCAGGGTCAGTCGCACGAGCAAAACCATGATTAACAATTTCTGTCAATTCATCAAAAAATGTAATTTGTCTCATATTTCCTCCGCAATAGTGATTAAATATTTTTTACCTTGCAAATCTTCGAGTTTTATAAATTTAGTTGTTGATCTTAGAGAACCAAGTTCAGTTAAATCTAAATTAATATTTCCAATCTTTGAAAGTAAACCTTCAAAATCATTAGTTTTTAAACCTTGATGAATAATAAAAGCTATGTAATCACAATAAGCAATCAAACCGCACGAATCAATTTTTTCTTTTTTAATTTCATTTAATTTCATTTTTATTTCCTTTCAAGAAAACCACAAGTAAAAACCATGCAATATTCCTATGGGAAAGAATATTGCTCCTGCTAACAAAAACATTCCCATCAGATGACCTAAACAATAAAAAATGTGTGTTATCCAAGCCATAATACATAGACAAACAGATAAACAAATTAATGAATCTTTCATAATATTTTCCTTTAAAAATCTATGTCATCGTCAATAAAATCTTCTTTGTAATTATTTTTATTTTTAGGCTTATCTTCTCTTTGTTTATCTTTTACAAATGGGTCATTTAAATAACACCAACCATCCCACCCACCTTTGACGATTGGGATGTTGTCAATCTTAATCATTTCACCATATTTAGTATCAATTAAACGACCAACAGTTCTGTAAACATTTTTTTCTTTGCCTTCAGAATCTGTATATTTTTCAATAACTGCGACCAATTCTTTTTTAGTTTTTGACATTTTGTTCCCTTATTAATTCAAGTTTTTCAGTTGTTTCTTGCACTTCTTCTAAAAATTTACGTGCTTCTTTTTCTAACATTGCAATCATTTCATTGTCACGCTCAACACGCTTAACAAATAATTGCAATCCTTCAGGCAAGCGATCATCAAAAGATACAAAGTCAGTGGCTTTAGCACCAGTACAAGCCATTTGCCATTGCATTTGAATAATGTATCGCTTATCAATTTCTTTGGTTGTTAGAGTTTCAATATGGGTTGCAGTATTAGGACATTTGATCTCTACAAGTAATTCATCCAACTTACCAACATAACCATCAGGACTTGCACCTGCCATCGGTATATCGGGATGATCTACAAACCCAACTTGATCTACCATTACACCTTTAAATGTTTCGTATTCAACTCTTGCTAAAGGTTCTTTTTCAGTTCCTCTTTGCATAGCAGTATTACTAAAAGTTTCAGCCATAGTATTAGTAAGCCATTCGCATACGATTGTCGCAAGCATATTTTTACGACTTGCGCCATACCCTGATTTAGTAGTCGCAACAATATCAGGCATTCGACTGCCTGAAACCTTTCCGCATTTGACTGCAAACCATTCAGGCGAACCTTGTATAAGTTCATAATATATCATTTTAATTTTCCTTTCATGTTGTCTTTAGCTTTGACTAATACTTTAAGCCATTCAGGATTTTGTTTTGCATAGACTTTAGCTTCTTCATAAACTCTTTGAAGATTATCAATGTCAGCACAAGAACCAATTTCAGAGATGTAATCAACCATTGTGGAATCAAGTGTTATTGAAACTTCGTGAGTATGAGCATCTGCGTCGTTATCACCCTCAGTTGGTATGGCAAAGGCTTGAAATGCGGCATATTTATAGGCGGCTGACATTGCTTTGTTTGTAGCTTTGTCTCCGCTATCCATAGCCTCTCCAAAAGTCTTTACGGTATGTTTTGAGCCGTCTTCAGCCGAAACAAAATCAAACTCAGCATCAACAGTTACATAAAAAAGTGCGCCACCTGATTTAGACTGTCTTTCAATAATTTCACGAGTAAGCATTCTTGGAAGAATACATAGACCATGAGTAGCTAAAAGAGGACTAAGTGCGTTGTATACATCATCAATACCCCTGAAGTTATATCCTGCACCTTGAGAATTACGTCTGTCTTTACTAATACCCACTTTCGCAAGATCGTTTTGAACTGCGTTAATTGCTTTATAAACTTTCATTTAAGGTCTCCATACAAAATAATCTAACAACATAGTAATGATTGCAAATGTATATGCAATCGTGAACATCCAAAATTCAATTTTTTTCATCTTATTTCCTTATGGGTAACATTTACAAAAATACTCATTGCCAAAATCATCTAAAAAATAAATGTTTTCATTACCTATCCAAGTAATAAATACACAGCCATGAAGCATCATTGATTCCATTTCAGGAATCTCGAGTTCAATGTACTGGGGGAGAGTTGATTTAAATATTTTCATCTTATTTCCTTTTTAAAAAATGTCTTTATTGCAAAGACGATGGAATTATAATACATCTAATAATACTTACTACAAGTTTTTGAAATTATTTTTTATACATTACTAATATTTTCAGTTAGCAACACAAAGTAAACATTTTGTTTTCAAATACAACAAATAAATTTTTATAAGTTTTTTGTTCGAACAGAAAAATGATATACAATTCTTTTTGTCTGAGTGGCATCAGACGAAAGAGGTCAATCGTGAAACCCATAGTTTTCTGTGCGGTCTTGTCAGACAACAAGCGAACTTTTGATTGACCTCAATCGTTTGTTGTTGCTCTCGCCAAGAGCCAAGACCGCAGAGTAAATTGTGGGTTTTTTTTTGGCGATATCAAAATGCGGTACGTCGATGGTTTTGATTTAGGATACTTCACTACATGAGCAAGCCAAAGTGAAGGAGGTGGGCGAATTGTTAGAGCCTGGTGGTTTAAATAAGTCTGACATAGTGCGATGCGACGACCTAACTTCAGTGGGTATAGTATTAGGCATAGAGCGAACTGTTGTTGTTGAACGCGGTAAGGCTATGCTTTGCTCAAACCTTCATCAATGGGTATATATAAGAAAGGAAAGATATGTTTGAATCAGGATTTGACAGGTTTTGGAAAGTATGGCCAAGGCATCCACGCAAAGGTGCAAAGCAACAATGTTTAAAGGTATGGAATAAGAGTTACTGCGAATCATGTTGCGATCAAATAATTAAACACGTTGAATGGATGTTAACTACTGACCAATGGAGAAAAGACAACGGCGCTTATATTCCTGCTCCTTTAGTTTATCTTAATCAGCAAAGATGGGATGGAGCAGAGATTCCGGAAGTTGTTAAAAATGAGATTGACCCTGCTTTAGCTAAAATTAGAGAAGATGCAAAAAAAGCTGTTCCGATGCCCGATTGGATTAGAGACAAATTAAAGGTAAGAAATCTTGAGTGATTTTGATTGGGATAAAGAATATTCTTTATTGGTTACGTTTTATGCTGAACTAGCATTAAAAAATGGTTGGGTAGAATACGTAAGAGAAACTATTAAAGAAAAACAAAAGAATGAATCTCTTTTAAAAAACTTAGGTAAAGATGTTTCAGCAAAGATAAAGGAACTTAAAAATGAAAATTCTCTCAACTGTTAAAGAATACATTTCAATGAAGATGATGATGAACTATTATTTGTTTCTTGCTGAAAATGAATTCATTGAAGGTAATGAGCAAACAAGTTGGGAATGGTTATTTAAATATGCTCAGTATCGACATAGTATTGACCAAATGGTGTTTGATTAATGCGCAGGGCGGCT